TGGTACCGTGACGATCCAAGCTGGGACCCTATTGTCAACTGGGGGCAGCTTCACGACCAACCAGGCATCTGCAAGCACTATCACCATTAACCATGACACGGTGTCCCGTAGTAACACCACGACCTCTGCGGCCCCCGCAGCTGGCAATACGTTCACTGCTATCGACCAGGTCACCTCAGACAGCTATGGTCACATCACGGGTGTCCGTACCAAGACTGTCACTATGCCATCCTCGGCATCTGGTGGTATCGCGTTGACGGATCTGTCAGTAGGCGCAGAGGGTACCGCCAGTGGCAATGGATCCCTCAGCTACAACAGTGCCAATGGTGTCTTCACCTATAGTCCCCCCACGGCGGCTGGCTTAGGTGCCCTGACGGCTCACCCGAACATCAGTGCGGCCTCTAGTAGTAACAACAGTGGTAGTACGTTCATCCAGGACATCACCCTAGACAGCAATGGTCACGTCACAGGTATAGCCACTGCTACTGCAACCGCGTCTGTTACGACATCACAAGTCGCCACTGCGACTGCTGGTCTACAAGCGGATGACGTTGGTAGTTATGCCTTCTTGAAGGGGTCAATTGGTAGTGAAAACTCAACAGTCAGTGGGTCTGTCATGCGTTTCTCAAACTATACAGCGGTTGCTGGGAACTTTACTTCTTCGTCTGGCACATGGCGGCGTATGGGGTCTACTCTTGATAGTGGACCGACAGTCTATCTAAGGATTTCATAAGATGACAACTATAGAGATCACCGAAGTACGAAACGCTCAGTCAATGAACCCTGAGAACACCCAGTTTGACGTAGAGATTAACCACCCAGACTACGGGTGGATCCCCTACGCACTAACACCTTGGGACACCGATATGACCATAGACAACACAGCCCTGTTGTCTCTCATCGGTACAGACTTTGCGCCATTCTCTCAGGCAGACCATGATGTACGAGTTGCCGCTTTTGTCAGAGACCAGCGTGACTCAAAATTAACCAACGAGGTAGACCCAGTCGTCAGTAACCCCCTGCGCTGGGCCGACCTAAGCGAACAAGAGCAAGCTGACGTCTCAGCCTACCGACTAGCGTTACTCGATGTACCTCAGCAACAAGGGTTCCCGCACACAGTCTCCTGGCCTACACCACCAGCTTGTCTCTAACACGAAGGACACCAGTCCATGCCAAACCTACCGATCCGCGACCTAGGTTCCGTAGGCGTAATCACTGATGTCGACCCCTTCAACCTACCGATCAATGCGTTCACCCGCGCTAAGAACGTCAGGTTTGACCAAGGCAACATCCGTAGATCCCCAGGGTTCCGTGATGTCTCCACAGTCACGGGCTTCACCCCAGTGTTCATCCACGGTGTCTATAACGCCACTGGATATGACACAGTGACCGTGGTTTCCGATGACTTTGATGTCTACAACTTCAGTAACGGTACCATTGCCCTAGATTACAACTCCAGTGCATCTGCCAGTCCCGCCCAAGTCACAGCGACGTCCCTAGCGAACGTCCAGTACTTGAACCGAGAGGACATCGCGCCCCTCTACAAGACCCCAGCGATGAACAACTATGCCCCCCTAGTCAACTGGCCCTCAGGCTACACCTGTGAATCATTAAGATCCTATGGTGACTTCCTGATTGCTATGAACATGGACGAGGGTGGTCAGAGCTTTCCAACCCGCGTTAGGTTCTCAGATATTGCTCTAGCTAACCAGGCTCCCACTAGTTGGGACGAGACAGACACCACCAAGAGTGCTGGGTTTAACGACCTAGCTCAGATGAACACCCCGATCATCGATGGTCAGACCCTGGGCTCTAACTTCCTGATCTACTCTAGTGACCAGGTTTGGCTCATGGAGTTCGTCGGTGGCACCTTCATATTCAACTTCCGTAAGCTCTTCAGTGACGTTGGTGTCATCAACCAGAACTGCATAGTGGAAGTCCAAGGGCGACACTACGTCTTCGACCAAGACGACATCTACATGACAGATGGTGTCAGTACCCAAAGTATCTGTGATGGTCGCGTGAAAGACTACATCTTCTCAGGTATCGACACGAGTTCCCTAGATCGCTGTTTCGTTCAGTATGACCCAGCGCGTGAAGAGATATACTTCTGCTACAAGAGCAGCGACGACATGGCTGAGTTCACCAATGGTGACGGGTGTAATCGTGCAGCTGTCTTTAACTATGCAAGCAACACCTGGTCCTTCCTAGATCTACCTAATGTCTACGCAGGGGCCAGTGCCAACGTCGACACAGTAGAGACCTACGACACAGCCAGCGTTACTTACAACCAAGCTGGTTCTACATACGCATCTCAGGACGCTGGTTTCACCCGTAACATCCTTATGCTCTCCCAGGCATCCTCAAGCGATGGTTTGTCTGGTAGCAACATCCTGGGTCTAGATGGTATTGACGAGGGGTCAACCCTAGCTGGCGCATTGAACACCAGTGCAACCAAACCCATGAGACTAGAGCGAACAGGGATTGACCTTGACACGGAAGCACAGCTACCCCTGACTGGCTACAAGAACATCCGTAAGATGGTCCCCCAGTTCAACACTGTGGCAACCAACAAAGTCTTCAATGTGTCTATGGGTGCATCAGACCTAGCAACCTCGGCCCCCACCTACGAGACCTCTGTGTCTCTAGATACGTCATCGGCCTACAAGGTCGACTCTAGATCATCAGGTCGCTACCTGAGTTACAAGATTGAGACCCCAGACACCAAAGACTTCACGATCTCTGGATTTGACTTTGACATCGTAGCAACTGGGAGACGTTAGACATGGCGACGAACTCAGTAACTGACGTCACCATCACGACATATGTCAGACGTCCGACCCCCAACCTAGATGAGAGCTTTCGTCTCTACATAGGACAAGAGTTCCAAGCTATCGAGAACGCAATCAATAGTATCATCCAAGGTACCATCCAGGTGACCGACAATCCCCCAGAGAAACCAAAGAAGGGCATGGTTCGCTATGCCTTGTCACCTTGGGATCCACTGGGGTCTGGCTACACTGGCCTGGTTGTCTATGACGGGACATCTTGGTCATCCTTTAGTCCATCAACTTATGACGACTTCCCCAACTAAAGATCATGAAACAGGATTTACAGATACGCACGTCTATCATGACGCTACAGGCGTTATTGATGCACGGTGCAGAACACGGTGAAATTGAAGACAACACTGATGACACTGAGCTTCAACATTTCTTTACACCACTTGATGATGACTATGGGTGCTCAACCTATGCACGTCAGTTGTTTATGCCTAAGGGTATGGTCGTCGTCGGTAAGCTACACAAGAAGCCCCACCTAACATTCTTGATGAAAGGTACCATCCTTGTTGTCTCAGAGAATGGCGGCAAACAGCGTCTCAAAGGTCCCCTAACGTTTGTGTCACCAGCTGGGGTAAAGCGCGTGTTTTACATTGAGGAAGACACAATACTGACAACAGTCCACCTGACTAAAGAGACTGAAGAAGAATACTTAGACAAGGTAGAAGAAGAGGTCATTAGCCCAACATACGAGGCTATGGGTCTAGAAGAGCCTGACTTAACCAAGCTCAATCATTTCTTAGAGAACCTTGATCAGGATACCAAAAAGGAAAACTAATATGGCATGGGTCGTAATAGGATCAGCGGTTGTCGGCGGTATAGCCGCGAACTCGGCTGCTAAAAAGAACGCAGCTGCAATGGATCGCGCAAACGAGCAGAACAACCAGTATCTGAACGCAGCGATGCCTTACATCAACACAAACCTAGGCAACGTCTCTGGTTACTACGACGACATGATCGCCAAAGGTCCCTACCAAGGTGACTTCTACGCACAGCCAAACACCATGCAAACTGGTGCAAACACCCAGCTGTACAACCTAGGTAACAACCTGGTCGACCGTGGCAACTCTATGTATCAAGATGGTATCAACTACGCTGCCCCAGGTATGAACTTCGGTAATAACGCCAACAGCCTGTACAACAAGTTCACAGGTATGGCTGGCGACTTCACCAACCGTGTTGGTCAATTTGATGCCTTAGCTAACAACCAGATGAACCTGGCGAATGACTACAGCAACATCCGCGATGGCATTGGTAACTACCGCTCCAACTTTAATGACCTAGCAACCAACAGTCAGGGTGTCACTGATCGCTTCGGTAACCTAGCCGACAAGGCGTTAAACGATGATCGCATAGGAACTGCATCCCAGTATGCCTTAGATAACATGAACCCCATCGTCGACGCCATGATGCGTGACGACAGGCGCACACTGACTGAACAAACGCTCCCAGGTATCAACTTGGCAGCATCGGCCTCAGGTAATCCTAACTCCAGCCGCGCTGGTGTTGCTGATGCATTGGCTAACCGTGCATTTGATGACCGCCGCGCAGACGTCAGTTCTGATGTTTACAACAGTCTCAAAGACGCAAGCCTGGCCCAACAGAACACCCAGTTCAACCAAGGCATGACTGGCACAGTCAACATGGCGAACAACATGTCTAACACTGGTGGTTTCTATGGTGACGCCATGAACACCTACGTCAACCAGGGTAACATGACGGGTAACATGGGAACTGCCTACGGTAACGCTGGTAGTGCCCTGACAGCTGGTAACAACACCATGACGTCAGCTGGTAACATGTTGTCAAACGCTGGCACTGCGAACAACCAGCTAAACACAGCGACAACCACTGGTATGAACATGGCTAACCAGGGTAACAACACAAGTGTGTCTGGCGCTAATACCGCATTGAGTGCAGGTAACAATCAGAACACATGGGACCAAGGCAAACTTGATGCAGACCGCTCACAGTTCGACTACCTGACTGGCTATAATTACAACCTAGGTAAAGACTACGGTGGCTTCTTAGCTAGCGGTTCTCCAGGATCGGGAAATTACCAAGCAAACATGGTTAATCCAGGGCAATCCTTCCTCGGCGGTGCTATGTCGGGAGCGGGTATGGCAAACCAACTTGGCTTTAGTATTAATGGCAACTCTTCGTTCTTTAATCCTTTGTTTGGCGGTGGCCCTGGCCTCGGCGGCTTTGTGTAGGAGAAACTGACAAATGGTTAACTTTTCGTATCCCCCAGGTGTTTTAAACCAAAACCCTAATGGTCAGCCCCCAATGAGTATGGGATCACCTTTACTGATGCAAAACCCAGCACCAGCGAAACCACCAGCACTCCAGGGTGCAACTGGTAACGCACGTGGGTCTTCCCGTATGCCTATGATCCCTGACAACCGCATTGGTTTAGGTGAAGGACTACTACGTGTTGGTGGTGCAATGATGCAAGGTGCTAACACTGGTCAAGGTTATTCATCGGCAATCGATGCCTATGGTAACATCATGGACTACAACCGCCAGGCTGACATGGAGCGTATGCAGATCGAGGAAGCGCGGATGCTGGAAGACCAGCGTCGTAAAGATCTGATGCGTAAGATGAACTCAGGCGGTGCTGGTGGTAATAACCCTGGTGATCCAGAGGCCATTGGTGAGGTCCGTTCAGCTATTGCTAAACTACAGTCTGCCCGTGATATGTTTACACAGGACCCTGACAGTAGTCTAACGGGTTTTAATTGGGCAGCTATCGCAAGTCGTCTTACAGGACGCGCTGTTGGCAACGAGGACGAGGCAAAACGCCTGTTCCTACAGGAAGTCCGTCTAGACAGTGTTATGCAGCGTGTAGCTCAGACCAAAGGTGCAATCTCTAACGCCGAAATGCAACTATTTGCGTCACAAGCTCCAACCCTAGACAGTAACGACGTTGTCTGGAAAGCATGGCTTGATCGTCAGCTTCTACTACAGAAGAAGATCCTCAATCGACTTCAGAATGGCATCCAGGTTGATCCTAATGCGCCTCTCGATGATGATCTAGCTGACCCAAATACAAGTACAGTCGACCAGTCAGTGATTGATGAAGCTAACGCTGTCATTAACGGCGGTTAATACTCCCTTACATTTAGAGGTTCTCTATGGCTCAAGACAACTTGACAGCCTACGCGCAGTGGCTTGTCCAAAACAAGGACAAGAAGGGGACCCCAGAGTTTGACAAAGTCGCTCGGGCGTTCCAGATGCTACAAGCCGCAGGGCCTCGCCAAGCTGAAGCACCAGTAAACCCACCAGGCACTGGTGTTGGACGCTCGTGGCAGCGAGGTGTCATTGGTACAAAGCAGGGTATTTACTCTGGTATTGCAACTAACGCTGCAAACACCTTGGAAAGCATGGATGTCGACAGGCTAACGACAATCAGACGTGCTTTAGATATTGTTGTTCCTGAAGATGCTTTGGCAATGATGGAGGCCGATGGTACACTCCAGGCTCTTGGTAGTGTAAGAAACGAAGAAGAGCTAAATCGTTGGTTTGACTCTTTAGACCGTGACTTTGACCTAGGACCACAGAACGTCGCAAAGTTGAAAGCGATGGTCGGTGGTGCAGAGGCTGCAAAGTCTGACTACCGTGCCCCAGGTGGTAAGTTTGAGACTGTACGTGAGACAGGACAAGACGCTCTAACACGTGCGTCTGAGCTTGAAGCTGACCGAGCGGCACTTCCCATGTCTCCAGTGGCCCAGCGCGGCGCACAGGACTTCCAGGATGCCGAAGGAGTCATGGATTGGGCGCGTAAGTCATTCAAAGATCCTATGGCTGCACTTGCCTTCATCGGTGAGACCGCAGCTGAGACTGGTCCAGCAATGGCAGCTGGTATTGGTACATCTGTCGTAACAGGCAACCCACTGCTCGGCGCGGGTATCATGATCGCTGCGTCAACACCCCGTGAATACGGTGGTGAGGTCATGAGTTTCCTGCGTGAACAAGACATCAATGTGTCAGACCCACAAGCCATCCGTGAAGCCATCGACAATGGCAACATTATGGCTGAAGCTCAGAAACGTGGCCTAACCAAAGCAGCCATCATTAGTGCCTTTGAGGCTATCGGTATGAAAGGTGGCGGTGGTATACTACTGCAAGGTGGTAAACAGGCGTTCACAGGTGGTGCGGGTGAGGCAACATCACAAGTTGCTTTAGATGGTGAAATCACGTCTGCCAAAGAAGTCGCACTTGAAGCAGTAGCAGAACTTGCAACAACACCAGGCGAAGCCGCGATCCTATATACAAAGAATGGCACACTAAAAGATCCAGACAGCCTAGACGATACCCAAAGACAGGCAGCTGGTGACCTAGCGCGTACATTTAAGGCTATCACAGACGCAAACCCTGACTTTAATCTAAAAGACGTCGACAAAACGTCAGCTAAAGGTGCCCGTGCCGTCGTTGACCAGGCTCACATTCAACTAACCGAGGCACTAAAGCAGCGATTTGCTGACATGAAGTCCCGCGTGAAGCCGAATCAGACAGATACATTCGAAAGTGTGTCCGAGAAGATCCTAGCGGCAGCTGCATACCGTGAAGGACGCAACAAAACTAAGTCAATCGTCGGTAATCAAGAATTAGACGCCCTAAAACGCCTCGCTGGGGACACCAGAGAAGGCCAAGAGGCAGTCAACCTGATCCTACAGCTAAACCAGCTAACAGAATTGCATAATAGCGGCTACCAGGGCGGTCTATCGTCCTTCACTGATCAGTTTTCTGTCTTTGGAAGCAAGGTTGGTTACGATAAAGGTGCTGTCGCTACAGAACGTCTACTGCGTCCCCTAATTAGTGGTGGTGCAGCTGTTCAAACTGGTGGTCTGAGCATTCCAGCCCAGATGGCTGTATCTGGCGGTGGTCGAGCAATCGATAAACTAACAGGCAACTATAGTCAGATCGACAAGTTCGT